GTTCGACAGGGACTTCGGTATGCAGTATCATTGTGATGTTAAGTATGATGAACACACTACGGAATACTTGGAGGTTACTAGTGGATTTTTTGGTTGACATAGAGACAGATGGGGTGAACCCTAGCAAGATACACTGCATGTCTATACATGATGGTGATACTGTCAATACTTTGACTACCTATGCTGACATGCAAGTCTTTCTTTCTACCCTTAACAATCAGGACAGAATAATCGGTCATAATTTTATTCGCTATGACGCACCAGTTATCGAACGTATCCTAGATACTAAGATACCATGTCAGTTAGTGGATACCCTTGCATTGTCTTGGTACTTGTTTCCTGAGCACACTAGGCATGGGCTAGCACATTGGGGTGAACGCTTCGGTATACCCAAGCCAGAGGTTGAGGATTGGGAGAACGCAGACCTAGATACTTACATCCACAGATGCGAGGAAGATGTTAAGATTAACTTCAAGTTGTGGGAAGCACAGAAGAAGTACCTTGAAAAGTTGTATAGCGGTGAGTATGAGCACCTAATTAGGTATCTATCACATAAGATGAACTGCGCTAGGCTACAGGAAAACTCACGCTGGAAGCTGGATGTAACAAAAGCGTATGAGTTGTTGCATAACATGGAAGCAGAGTACGACAAGTCTTACAAAGCATTGGCAAAGAACATGCCTAAAGTACCTAAGATTGCAAAGCGTAATCGACCAGCTAAACCATACAAACAAGATGGGACACTATCTGCTCATGGTGAGAAGTGGAAAGAGTTGTGTGAAATCAATGACTTACCTTTCGATACAGAGGAAGCGATAGAAGTAATTGTAGGGTATGATGAACCCAATCCTAGTTCTACTCCACAGATAAAGGACTGGTTGTTTGACATGGGCTGGAAGCCACAGACCCACAAGTACAAGGATGATCGCAAGATACCACAGATAAAGACAGGTGATGGTGAGTTGTGTCCTAGTATTGAGAAGCTAGTAGAAGAAGTACCTAGCCTACAAAACCTAGCCACAATGACAGTAGTCAAACACAGGATTGGTTTGGTACAGGGTTTACTCAAGAGTCATGAGGATGGCTACGTCAAGGCAGAGATACAGGGACTAACTAACACCTTACGATTTAAGCACGCTGTCTGTGTCAACATACCATCAGCACGCAAGCCGTATGGTAAGGAGATACGAGAGCTACTTACTAGTGAGCAGGGTAATGTGTTGTGTGGTAGTGATATGTCCTCGCTTGAGGACAGAACTAAACAGCACTATATGTGGCACTTTGACCCTGAGTACGTCAAGGCTATGATGACTGAGGACTTTGACCCACACCTTGACTTGGCTTTATCTGCTGGTGCTGTAACACCTGAGCAGGTACAGGCATACAAGGATGGTACTGATACATCCATAAGCACTATTCGTCACAAATACAAGGGTGGTAACTACGCATGTACTTATGGGTGTGGTGTAACTACATTAGCTAGGCAGTTACTTATCAAGGAGAGTGAAGCTACTCAGATACACGCAGCCTACTGGAGACGTAACTGGTCTATTAAAGAGATTAGCAAGTCAGTAAAGGTTAAGGGTAACTGGTTGTTCAATCCAGTCAGTAAGTTATGGTATAGTCTACGAAGTGAGAAGGATATATTCTCTACTCTCAATCAAGGGACAGGTGTATACTGCTTTGATTTGTGGATAGGTTTCATACTACAACGTAGACCACAACTAACAGCACAGTTCCATGACGAGATAATCTTAGAGATCAAGGAAGGTGAGGAGCAACAGACTGAAAAGCTACTCAAAGACTCGATTGACAAGGTTAATAACCTATTGAAACTAAACAGGAATTTAGATTGTGATGTACAGTTTGGTAAAACTTATTGCAACATTCACTAAAACGTGCTATAATATTAGGGTACTTTAACAAATGGAGAAACAAATGGCAGAAGAAAATAAGCAATACGAAAACCTAGCGGCAGGTGATTACGAGGGCAGGTTAGTATATGTAGCAGACTTGGGTATACAAAAACCTTTTGACCCTAAGGATAAACCTAAACATAAGATTGCTCTAGGTATTGAGATACTCGGTCACACAGTTGATGTGAACGGAGAGCAGAAGCCACGCATGTTGTGGTCAAGGTCTTTTAATATATTCAATACCTTAACAGAGTTAGGTACTGAGACAAAGATGTACCGAATCTTTAACCCTAAAGCTAAGATTGGTCAAGCCCCTGACTGGGAGTCTGCGCTTGGTAAACCATGCAATGTTATCGTTGGTCATGATGTAAAAGGTAGTGCAACCTACGACAAGATCGTAGACATCACACCTATCCCATCTAAGTATCAAGACAATGTTGCTGATGCTACTATAACTAACATGGCGGTTGGTGATGAGAATGACCCTGACAATCCAGCCCAACGAGCTATGTATGGATTAGTTAGATGGCAGTTCGAGAACACCAGACTTAGTGGTAAAACATCTAAAGCTAAAATAGCTGAACCAGATGTTGATGATGTACCGCTAGATGATGCGATACCATTCTAATGAAATTACTTATTGATGGTGACCCTATCGTCTACCGCATAGCATACGCTAGCCAACAGAAGTTGAGTGATGGGTCGGTGAAAGCTGACCCTGAGCCTCATGCACTGCACTCATGTAAGGTGTATGTCAATGACATTATCAAAGAAACTGAGTGCGATAGTTACAAGATATTCCTTACAGGTAAAGATAACTTTAGGAAGAAAGTAAGGGACGATTACAAAGGCACTCGTAAGAAAAGAGAGAAGCCTACACACTACCAAGCGATACGGGATTATTTAGTATCTGATTTTCATGCACAAGTTGTAGATGGTATGGAGGCTGATGACGCTCTAGGTCTACAGCAAATGCCTGACCACTCCACTGCTATCGCTACCATAGATAAAGATTTACTTATGGTTGAGGGTTTACACTATAACTATAATACTAAGGAGTGGCAGAAGGTAACTGCTAAACGGGGTACTCGCTTCTTTTACAAGCAGATGTTGACTGGCGATAGAGTGGATAACATAACTGGCATCAAAGGTATTGGAAATAAGAAAGCTGACAAGTTGTTGGATGAACATAAAGACTGGGATAAGCTGATTGTTGATATGTACCTTGATGAATTTGATAACGGATTCCAGCGAGCTGTAGAAAACTCACAGCTACTATGGATGCTACAAAGGGATAAGGAGATGCCCATAGACTTTTATGAGCAAGCCAAAGTATAGAAGTGGATTAGAGGAAGCCTTTGGTATTAAGCACAAGGACTTTCAATTTGAGCCGTTTGATATTCCGTACATTATCAAGCGTAAGTACAAGCCAGACTTTGTTAAGGATGATGTATTGATTGAGTGTAAGGGTTTCTTTCGCTCTGGAGATACAGCTAAATACAAAGCCATCAAGTCTTGTACCGAAGGTGAGTACGAGTTAGTATTCATACTATCAGACCCAAGCAAGAAGGTTCGTAAAGGTAGTAAGATGAACATGGGGCAATGGTGTGATAAGGAGGGTATAAAACATTTTACTGTAAACCAAACTTCTGAACTGAATAAATATTTAAAGGAGCGTTGATATGAAGATATGTGTAATACCTGATTGTCAAGTAAAGCCTAACGTGTCAGTAGAGCATTTAAACTGGGCGGCTAAATATATCGTAGAGAAGAAGCCTGATGTGATTGTAAACTTGGGAGACTTCTGGGATATGCCTAGCCTATCAGTATACGACAAGGGCAAGAAAGACTTTGAAGGTAGACGTTACAAAGCAGATGTTGATGCAGGTAACGAAGCTATGGAGTTGTTGATGAGTCCTATTAGAAAAGAGATTGCTAGACTCAAGAAGGGTAAACGCAAGCAGTGGAAGCCTAAGTTAATTTATACTATGGGCAACCATGAGGAGCGTATTGCGAGAGCCGTTGAAGCTGATGCAATACTTGAGGACGTTATTAGTTATAACGATCTTAACTTAAAGGATTGGGAAGTTCATGACTTCCTTGAACCAGTGGTAATAGAGGGTGTGTGTTTCGCACATTACTTTACATCTGGTGTTATGGGTAGGGCAGTGTCCAGTGCTAAGGCATTACTATCCAAGAGGATGATGTCCTGTGTTATGGGGCATGTGCAAGATAGAGACATAGCATTTGGTCGTAGAGCTGACGGCAAACATCTGACAGGTTTGTTTGCTGGTATCTTTTATAACCATGATGAGAAGTATCTAGGCGCACAGAACAATGGTAGTTGGTCTGGGATATGGATGTTAAATGAAGTGAGTGATGGGCAGTTTGATGAGCTACCTATCTCGATAAATTATCTGAGGGAAAGATATGCTAACACTAGACGAGCTTGCTGATCGTCTCAAACATATAGATGAAATCTCCTTGATGGAAGTCTTGGAGATTACGTCTGATGAACTTGTCGATAGATTTATGGACAAGATTGAGTACAAGATGGATGACCTGCAAGCAGACTTTGAAGAAGAAGAACTAGAGGAATAAACAATGAAGTTTAAATTTGAATTAACACCCTTCCGTATTAACGAGGGTGACGGCTGCATATTGATGTTTGGTTATCCACTGTTCGGTGGTTGGCTACCGTTCGTAGGCTTTGTTACTTTTGAACATGAAGATAGGGAATTTAAATCATTCTTGATTGAGTGGTTGTTGTATGGTCTTGTCATTACTAACTCCAAAGCAGAGCTTGAGGAGCTAGATGATGAGTAATGTTCAGATACTAACACCTAAGTCTACCTACACTTATGACTACCCACAGGCTCTAGCTTATACTGAGAAGCAACAGTCCATATTCTGGACAGCAGATGAGATAGCTATGGAGAAGGACATCCATGACCTAAAGAATGAACTGACTGAAGCTGAGTTGCATGGTGTAACTACTGTGCTCAAGCTGTTCACACTGTATGAGTTGCATGTAGGTAACGAATACTGGTTGGACTATGTGCGTAAGACATTCCCTCGCCCTGAGATACAACGTATGGCTAGTTTGTTTGGTATGTTTGAGCTAAACGTACACGCTCCGTTCTATGACAAACTGAATGAAGTCATGGGCTTAAAGACAGATGAGTTCTATTCGTCTTACACTAAGGACAAGACACTAGCTGACCGCATGGCATGGGTTGAGAGACAGTTCCAAGTGGATGACCCACTACTGATTACTGCTATGGGTAGTATCACAGAGGGTGCTATCCTGTATTCTAACTTCGCTTTCCTCAAACACTTCCAAGCAGAAGGTAAGAACAAACTAACTAACATGACTGCTGGTATTAACTTCTCTGTACGAGATGAGAACCTACACAGTGAAGCAGGTGCATGGTTGTATAAGCAGTTATTAAAGGAAGAACAGCCAGACCCTGACCGCATGGGTAAGGTACTAAGTAAGATTAAACGTACTTGTCGTCAGATATTTGAGCATGAGTCACGCATCATTGATATGATATTCGAGAAGGGAACTATCAAAGGTATCACTGACGTTCAGATGAAGAACTTTATCCAAGCTAGATTAAATCTATGCTTAGAACAACTAGACATTCATCCTATGTTTAGTGTAGAGTATGACCCTATTAGTAGTTGGTTTTACAAGAACATTAACAGTGGTTCGTTACATGACTTCTTTGCAAAGCAAGGTAACAACTACAGTAGAGATTGGACGGAGAGTAAGTTCGCATGGTAAAGGAAAGATCAATATACGAAGAACTTGGCGAGGAGCGTAAGAAGCTACAAGCTGAGGGTAAGTTACCTAACTGGGTAACAACGGCTGCATGGCAGATACTCAAGGACAAGTACACAACACCTGAGTACCCTGACCTGTATTCAATATACAAGCGTATCTCAATCACTGCTGCACGTCATATGGATGACTCGGAGCATTGGCAAAAGATGTTCTTCAACTTGATGTGGAATGGTTGGTTAGCTTGTTCAACACCTGTGTTAGCTAACATGGGTACTAACCGAGGCTGCGCTGTGTCATGCAGTGGTGGCTATGTGGGAGATAGTGTCTATGACTTTTATGATGCACAGAGAGAGGCTGCAATCCTTAGCAAGAATGGTTTCGGAACTTCAGCTTACCTTGGAGCTGTCAGAGAGCGAGGTACTCCTATCTCAAGCGGAGGAGTGGCGAGCGGAATACTGCCAGTATTTAGGGACTTTATCCAACTTAGTCGCGATGTATCACAAGGAAACACAAGACGAGGTGCATGGGCAGGATATGTCGAACTAGATCATGGTGACTTCTGGGAGATAGCTGAGTATATAGTCAACTACCCTGATGATTGTAACCTTGGTTGGATTGTTAGTGATGAGTTTATGGAGAAGCTAGATGCAGGTGACGAGGATGCTGTTGCTCGTTATCAACGTGCTATGAAAGTTAAGATGGTAACGGGTAAGGGTTACTTCTTCTTCGTAGATAAAGTTAATCGAGCTAACCCACCTATGTATGCGGAGCATGGCTTGAAGGTTAAGGCTAGCAATCTGTGTACAGAGATTACGTTACACTCGGATGAGTTCCATACGTTTACTTGTGTTCTATCCAGCATGAACCTGTCTAAGTATGATGAGTGGAAAGATACGGAAGCAGTGCAGACTGCTATCATATTCCTAGACTGTGTAGCTGAGGAGTTTATACAACAAGGTAGGGGTATTAAAGGATTGGAAAGAGCAGTAAGATTTACTGAGTCTGGTCGTGCTCTAGGGTTAGGCACACTAGGTTTCCATACCTACCTACAGCAGAACATGATTGACATTGAGTCATTCGAGGCGCATAACCTTAACCAACTTATCTTCAAAGGTATCAAGCAGGAAGCAGTTAAAGCTAGCAAGTGGTTAGCTAAGGAGAAGGGTGAGCCTAAATGGTGCAAAGGACATGGTGTACGCAATACACACCTGTTAGCAGTAGCCCCAAATAGCTCAAGCGCACTGATATGTGGGAGTGTTTCACAAGGAATTGAGCCTGTCTATAAGAAC